GCAACGCGCTGCCCCGCTTTCGGTGTTTCCACCCTATCCGGCAATTGCCGGTCCAGACCTAATGAAAGGCCAATCTCGCCAGGACTTACTGAACGTGTCCAGTTATCCCAGGGCGTGCTTCAACGCACGCCATCCACGCTTTACGGTGTCCAGTGATCACATCTTCCCCATTTGCACGGGGCGTTACACCACTGGACTGGCAACCGTAAAGACTCGCAGCGAAGACGACATCTGCATGCCAATGCTCCCACCCCAGTACTAAGGGCATGGGAACGAGACCTAATATCTCGTAGATCCAAGGTGAGCTCTCCCTGAGAACCCACCCGGTGTCGTCGTGTATCACCGAGTCCCCCAAAGACGGGGGGCCTCTCAGCTTCCGGATATCGTTCGGGAGCTGATCGAGACATCGGCGCCAAGTACGGCGCATCTTGTGCCATCGCGACGGGCAAGCCCGAGGATCTCTAGCTACGCGGCGTAAGCCGTTAGCGAAAGCGATCCAATGCGATGGGCAAGTGGGGTCAACCTTCTGAAAGTGCGCCCTCACGGGCGTACCACAGAAGTAATCCCCACCACAAGACTCTCGAAAGTGACCGGTCAAGAACGTCTTCCGTTGGTTGGGCTTATGACCCAACCATTGGAGCGCAGATATGACCGTGGGCGCTATCTCGGTAGGCACGAGGATGTCGTCCCCGTACACAAATATGTCCACCCCGGGCTCATAGTCGTGACCTTCAAGCTTGGCTACCGCGAGGCAGCACGCAAGAAAGATCACGGTCTCGAGCTCAAAGGTGAACCCATTCCCCATAGAGGAGAACATTTCGAGATAGTACCACTTCCCCTTTTGCGGCACCCCGTGGGGGGCGCGCACAAGCGGGGCCCTCAACGTCTCTAACAGGTCGAGCCATTCTGGACACAGTGCCAGCGCTGCTCTGACCATCAGACGAGCATTGAGGTTACTCGCTGAGGATAAGTCCACGGACGCATGAGAGCGTGACATCGAGCTGGCTCGCGCCAGATCTCGGTGCCACGATTGCGCCCTATCCAAGTCGATGCGAACACGCCTGCGAAGGCGATGCCGCATCTCCGTGCCGACAGCCAGTTGGTAGTAACCCGAAATGGACGCTTCCGAGGCAATGCCTCTGCGTACCAGGGCCGTCTTTTTGACGGTACCAAACCGGTTTCCACGGACTGTCTTGGGTCTGGACTTCCACGCATACGCGTCAACTAGAGCCCTGCTCCAGGCATTCTCATGCCAGATGTTAAGCAGGCACTCCGCCGATTTGTATACGGTGGGGCGAGACGACATTTTGTCGGGTATAGTTGTATAATGCCCAACGTCATCGAAGGTGCCACCCTTCCCGAACCTAGCTAGATCCAGCGCCTTCGGGGCTGGCCCTAGAATCCGACGTACTTGCCTCTGGATCTCCGTGAGGAGTGTTACCTGAGGCATTTCTGACAGGTTAATACACCCGTCCAGTAAGCGTCGAAAACGCACGTTTGTACGCGCGTTGGTTCTCTCATCGTCGAGAAATGCTTCCCAGCATTCCGCCGATAAATCTCTACCAAGGTCGATCTCAAGCTTCCGCACGAGGTCGGTCACTTGAGTGTCCCAGAACAGCCTCTCGGCTGCCGCTGGGGCATCTAGGTAGTGATGAGGGTCGATTTTCAGCTGCAGTAGCTGCTCGTACTCCCGCGCTCGTAACAGTAGGGATACTGTCAGAGCCCGAGGCGTGGCGGCGTCTTCACACAGTGTGAGGACGACTTTCTCCAATTGCTGTGAGAAAGCTGCTCGTTCCATTTACATCTCCTGGTTGGCCTTAGGTGGCCGAGTAACCGCTGGAGAAGATGTTCTTGACCAAGCTCGAGTCCATAAGGGACCCGAAGTAGGCCGCGGCATCCGCGTAAATGGATTCGGGCACGCCCGCCGGGAGCGTCAAGTCCACAAAGAACGGCTCGACCGAATGCTGCATCAGCAGCCCGGTCGAAGTGTCCGTGTATGTGAACGGGACGTAGAGGGCCGCCTTCACGCGCCGCCCGGGCTTGGAGCCCTGGCTGCGCGAGGAGGCGATCTCCAAACGAGGCCGCATGCTCGGGACAGTGCCGATGGACTCGGCACGCCAGATGGCAGCGACACCATCGCCCGAGGAGGGCTGGATGGCATTGAAGACGACGTTGACGGCTGCGGCGTTCTTCGCCGTGATGTTGCCGATTTGAGGCATGAGCCTATTCCTTGTTGGGTTGGAAGTGTTGTTACCTCTTAGACAGCATGACCGATTGCAGCAGGGAAAAGGCGGTTAAACCTTTCCACCAGCTTTGCACGCGACCAGTGTTGCCCGAGAAGACGGACCTCGACATGAGCGGGGGAACAGAGATGTTCAAGTCTCTGAAGAACCCGTACCCATCCATAGCTCGACGCATGACCACAGTATCCTGTGGGCTGTAAATCGAGGTGTGGCCGAAGGAGAAGTTGCACAAGGACGACACGTACGTACGCCGCAGTTGGAACCCGTAAAGGTCCGTCCACGATGAAAGGAACCTGCCGACTGGAATGAACCAGTCAAACAAAAAGCTCCCTGGTACGAGTGACCATGCAACAGAAGCTGGGTTGACAAAGCCCAACTGATTCGCTAGCAAAAGGTTCGGGGAAATGACTCGTAACTCGCCACCTATCCGGTAGGCCAGGTTAATCGTTCCCCAGTAGTTCGCCCAGTCGTCCTCCCCAATGGAGATGCGATCCTGGACGTCCAAGAACCCTTTCGCAGTGTGCCGAGCCCAAAGCTCGGGTTGAGGTGCTTGTAGCACCTCTACTGCGTTACCGATGTCTTGAACCATGGGCGACCAGCCCAGGTTAAACTCAAGCCATCCGTTTGCTGCGTCGTTTCGCCAACGTTTCTCAAGCGTTGTCGTCACGACCTTACGTCGCCTTGCGATCATGCGATCGCGGTCCCGGGATGGGATCCAGCCGCGCGTATAGCGTTTCGGTTTGGCCCAACGTGAGACTACCTCAAAACCGCCAGCGGCGGCAAAGAAGTCGTCCCACTGACGGCCACGCCATGCGCGGATCAGCTTCGTAAGTTGCGTGGCACGGGAAGCGATGAGCTCCCATGCTTCACTGGCCTCGGCGAGTGTCACCGCCAGGTCGGCTTTGGCCCCTAGGTCCTTTATAAACCCATCGTACGCTCGCGCGTACGTGCGCTCAGCTTCAGCTCGAGCTCGGCCCTCTTCGGGCCAATCTCGAGGTCTGTTAAAAGCGCAGACGTAGCTTCCAGCTCCCATGTTGGGGCTGAGCCACGTATGGTTGTCTCGTATCCAGTTGATCCCGTCGACGCTCTTCTCCGGTATGATAAATCCACTGCGATGTGCACAAGGCACAACGTAGGGATGGCTCTGCCGATACGTCGAGCTAGATTTGACGAGGATCGTACCGCCGTTAGGCAGGTCTGTATAGTACGAGAAAGGGTAGGGTCCATAGACAGTCATGCTATTGCGGCATGGCCGCCTATTGGTGGTGAGGCATTTGCTTCCGCGACATCACGTCGGAGGAGATGGATGCATGGAGGGTCCTGAGCATGACTCAGGTCCCCCCCATGGTTCTTCACCACTGGCGTCAAGAGAGGTTAGCTCTCGACTAAGACCGAGTGAACAATTCGGTCGACCAGCCTGTGCTAACCAAGCACAGGGGAGATGACGGGTCAGGGACCCTTGCGAGAATTTATCGCAGTCATTTCCAATTGGGAAGCCAACATGGCTCCCAAAACAGAAGATCCCCCTCGCGG